CGAAGTATGGCAAGTTACAATTCCGTCAATCAACAATGTGTCGTACATCAATCTTGTAAAAACTACCGACGACCCAGTGCAAGCTGGACAACATGTGTTGATCACCCAAGGCACAAACAAAGGAAATGTTTACTATTATACTGGCACCGGCTGGCAATTGAGCCAGGCCAAGACTGCAGTGAATCAAGCTCCTCTGTTTGATCTAGTAGATTCCAATGGTTATAGTTTCGGCAACAAAACAGTTTATCCCAGTTCTACATTTGCTGGCACAAAGTTTTTTGGCTACCCCGATGATGCCACTGGTGCCAATGACTCAATATTGGGATTTCCTCTCAAACATCAAAATTTTAACAACATTGGCGACATTGTATTTGCCAACTATTACGATGCTGGGACATCAATGTCTCCTGCCAGTTTCAATTATGTACTGAATCGTAATACCATTACTACAAATTTTAATTCTGGCTACTTGTTCAAAATGAACGGGCTAACCAATGGCACTACTCTCAATGCTTGGTCAAAATCAACCAACCCAACACAGCAATTTCAATTAATTACAAAATTCTTTGATGGTGCAACCATCACCATTGATGGGGTTGACACTGCATTTGTACAGATTGATGCATTGCCAAATAGTCAAACTACAACTCCTTACTTGAAAGTTTATGTCAACAACAAGTTGTTGGCCCTAACCCTTGATTACAAAATTGCTACCATTGGCATATATTATGTCATTGCATTGACCGCAGTACCTGCAGTGGGCGCCAAGATAGATGTGGAAATTTTCAGTGACTCAGTGAGCAATCTGGCCTACTACAAGATACCACAAAATTTAGATTTTAATCCGTTGAATGAAAATTTTAGTGCCATTACACTTGGGCAGTTGCGCACACATTACAATACTTTGATTGAAAATACTTCATTGAGTACCACTGGTGCAATTCCGATTCAAGATAGATATTTAAAAACACAGCAAGGCACCTTGTATCAGCACAGTAGTCCCTTGATCTATGCCATGACTTTTTTAAACAATGCTGATTTAAATTTTGTAAATGGATTGATGTTGGCCAAAAAAGAATACACAAAATTTAAAAATAAATTTTTATCACAGTGTGAATCTTTGGCAACACTGGATTATAAAAATGTAATAGCAGGCGTTGACACCATATTGCAAAACATCAATGCAATAAAAAACAATACCTTCCCATGGTATTACAGTGACATGGTGCCGCAAGGCAGCAGTTATACCACCATCAACTATTCTGTATTGAATGTTCGCCAGACCAACTATGAAATTAAAAGTATTTTTGATAATACAGTACTGAGCAATCGTGCAGTATTGGTCTGGGTCAACGGAACACAACAAACACTGGGCATCGACTACACATTCAGCACAGTGAGTCCTGCAATTATATTTTCTAAGACATTTGCCATTGGCGACAAAATAGTCATTAGAGATTATTTCAACACTGATGGCAATTATATTCCAGAAACTCCGAGTAAATTGGGATTATACCCAAAGTTTACTCCAGAGAAATATCTTGACACCACTTACCAAACTCCCGTACAAGTGATACGTGGACACGACGGGTCAATTACTCCGGCATTTGGTGATTTCAGAGATGACTACTTGCTAGAACTGGAACGCAGAATTTATAACAATATCAAAATTGATTATAACAAAAACAAAATTAATTTATATGATGTTATTCCTGGGCGTTTTAGAACAACTGATTATTCATTGGCAGAATACAATTCTGTCATTGCACAATCATTCTTGTCATGGATTGGTACAAACAATCTAAACTACACAGACAACAGTTACTATTCAGCCAACAACTCATGGACATGGAATTACAGCAGTATTCCGGATGCAATGGATGGTCAAACCCCATTGCAAGGTACCTGGAGAGCAATTTACAAGTACTGGTACGACACAGATAGTCCCAATATTACTCCTTGGGAAATGTTGGGACTAACAGAAAAACCTGCATGGTGGGAAACAAAATACGGTCCTGCACCCTACACCGGCGGCAATACTGTACTTTGGCAAGATCTTGCCAATGGCTATATTTGGAATAACGGAAATGCATACAATGATTTGAGATTTGCTCGCCCCGGTCTATTGGACTATATTCCTGTTGACTCAGCTGGTAATCTAAAAAGCCCAATTGATATACCCTTGACCATGACTGCGGATGCCAGTCATGCCGGTGACAACTTTACCTTTGGTGAATTTGGTCCTGTGGAAACTGCATGGAGACGCAGCAGTGATTATGTGTTTTCAGTGCAAATGATGCTGGCATTGACAAAACCAGCAGAATATTTTAGTACGAACATTGACATATCAAGATTCTATACTAATCCAACCACTGGACAGTTTTCAACTGCCAACAATCAAAAAATCAACACAGCTCTGGTGGTGGTAAACGGTGACGTAACCACTGGCACTGTCAAACGTGCCAGTGGTTATTTGAACTGGGTTGCAGACTATCTTAAAAACATGGGCGTAGACCCAGTTGCAAAAATAAATTTATACTTGCAGAATTTATCAGTCCAGTTGAATTACAAAGTTGCAGGATTCACTGACAAAAATCTTATCACTGTTAGAGCAGAACAAACAACACCTTCGTCAACCAACGCCAGTGTTATAATTCCTGATTCAAATTACACAACATATTTGAAAAAATCTATACCAATCAAACGTGTAAATTACAGCGCAGTTGTGGTTGAAAAAACCACCACTGGTTATTCAGTCAGCGGATACAACACCTCAGATCCATTTTTTACCATAATACCCAGCGTGGCTGACAGCAATGCCAGATCCATCACTGTAGGAAACATGACTATTCGTTTGTACCAAACCAGTACAAATACTCCTGTGATGATACCGTACGGCACTGTATATAATAACATACAACAAGTTGCTGATTTTTTAATCAGTTACGAAAGATTTTTAGTTGCTGAAGGTTTTCAATTTGTAAATTTCAATCAAGATCTACAAGAGACACAAGATTGGTCACTGAGCGCAAAAGAATTTGTATATTGGTCACAACAAGGATGGGCTGAAAAAAGCATCGTTATTTTGAACCCAATCAGTACCTCACTGACCTTGTCGACCACCAATATGATTGTGGACGAAATCAGCAATTTAAGTCAACAAGGTAAAATACTTGACCAAAATTTTACACCAATCAAAAGCAACAACTTCAACATACTCAGACTTGAAAATGCAGTGAACGGCAATCAATTTGGTATCAAAACTCTAGATGGGTCTGTTATATGTTTTGCTGAGTGTTATCTAGTACAGTATGAGCACACGTTGATATTTGACAATGTCAGTGACTTTGGAGACATTTTGTATGTGCCTAGCCAAGGTACAAGACAGTACCGTTTAAAATTGTCAGGCTCCAAAACTGGACTATGGTCAGGCGCATTGAGTCCTGCTGGTTATGTTTACAATGATCCTTATATCGAAGAGTGGACTCCAAATCGCGACTATCGCACAGGCGATATTGTAATACACAATACATTTTACTACACTGCTACCAAAGACATTTCTGCCAGTTCTGCGTTCAGCATCACTGCATGGACACAGATAAACAAAACAGATATTAAAACAGGCCTGTTACCAAGTTTTTCATTGGCCGCAGGCGAATTTGACAACTTCTATGATCTGGACATTCCTCCCACCAACGAGCAATTCCAAGCCTACAGTGGAGGCCTAATTGGATTTAGACAACGTCCTTACTTGACTGTGCTTGGGGTGAGTATTCCCACACAAACCAAATTCTATCAAGGATTCATCAAAGAAAAAGGATCTTTAAATTCGATCACTGCACTGACCAATGCCAACTTTAACAATGTGTCAGGTAATATCAGCATCAATGAAGAATGGGCATTTAGAGCAGGGGTATACGGCGGAGTAAATCACGAAACATTTAAAGAATTTATCTTGGATCAAAGTGTGTTCCACACAAATCCAGTGGCCTTCACATCGGCCAATGTTTACAACAACTCCAACATCATTGTCAATTTGAACGGCAACACACTGTCTACAAACGGCAATGTATTAACATCTAATGTTTACAATGCCAGCAACTTGATCAGCACCACAACTTCTTTGTACTACAACAGAAGTGGTGATATGCAGTACGAATTTGATTTGCCTTACACTGGATTTGTCAACATCAACGACACTGATTATCAAATATTTGACATAACCAATTTTACTTCTCCGGTTGACAACATTGGAGTGGGCAACAAAGTTTGGGTTGCTAAAAATTATTCCGGCACATGGGGGATCTATCGTGTCAATGCAGTTGACATTGTGGCCACTAGAGTGACTTACGGATTAGATTCTTATGTGGCCATTAATTTTGATAAACCACATCAATTTTACATTGGCAATTCTTTTGTGCTAAAATACTTTGGCAACAATCTTGACGGGGTATACAACATTGTTGCTACCCCAAGTCCGATAGAAGTCATTGTTCGCGTTACAAATGCAGATGCAATAAAATCACTGATAAGAAGTGTATCACTCACTGGCTCTGGCACAGTATATACATTGGATTCAGTCAATGTCAACTCAGTCAAAGATATTTCAAAATTGTATCCTTTGCACGGATGGGTAAACAATGATCATGTATGGGTAAATCATGCAGTACTACCCCCACCTCCTCCGCCTGGCATGCCCCCACCTGCGCCACAGTGGGCAGTGTATACATACAATCGTACTTGGTTAAGCAACGCTGCAGTAAAATTAACTGCTGACACTATCACTGCAAATGCAAGATTTGGGTCTGGAGTAAAAATCAGTTCAGACAGTGCATACACATATGTTGCAAGTCCCAATACAAATCAAGTTAAAGTATTTGGTGTTGTGAATGGTACCTGTACTGGTATTCGTACAATCACATCCGCAGACAACAAATTTGGTACTGCCATTGATTCACATGGCAATTTGACTGCCATTGCATCAGCTGCCAATGTTTACATGTACTCCACAGACGGCAGTACAGTCATTGGCAATGTTGTCTCATCGGCCAACGTGTCAACCATTACCAGCATTTCAATGAGCCATGACCAGCACTGGTTGTATGTTGGCGATGCTGGTCACAACATAGTGGAATCATGGTATACCAGTGGGTTGGGTGCAAATTTGTCGTATGTGTGGCAAAGCAAAATAACTGGCACAGGCGCATTTGGTTCAGTTGTAAAAACAAACAACACAGGTAATGTGCTGGTGATTACAGCTCCTAATCAAACAGTAGTGAATAACCGCAGCGGTAACGTAAATGTTTATTCAGTGGCCGCCAATGGGGCAATCTCATTGAGACAAACCATTGCCAGCGCCTATCACAATGACTCGGCCAATTTTGGTTATTCATTGGCCATGAGTCCCATGGCCGAAAACTTGTATATTGGCAGTCCGCAGTCAACTGCTGCAGGATTCACCAATGGCATAGTTGAGCGTTTTGTGGCCAACATTGCCACAGGGCTGTATGATGTGGCCAATAGACAGACCATTGCTCATCCCAACAAAGAAATTGGTAATTTTGGATCCAGTGTTGGCGTCAGTGCCGATGGTAAATTTTTAGCAGTTGGCAGCCTAGGCAGTCCCAGCAAAGAAACCACTACCTTTGACAACTCCATGTTGATGATAGATTCAAACACAACGTTGTTTGTTGATTATATCATGAACAGTGGAGCAGTTTATTTGTTTGAACCTTTGTTTGATCAAACCAACCCCCGCGACATTGGCGAGTATACATTTACACAAGAACTAGAAACACAAGTGCATTCTGGCGATGGATACGGCAACTCAATTGATGTTAAAAACAATTTGATAGTGGTTGGATCTCCTGGAGAAAACAAGTATCGTGGATCTGCACATGTGTTTGCCAAGAACAAACACGAGCAATCTTGGACCATCACACGCCGTGAATCGCCGGTGGTCGACATCAACAGCATCAGTAGAACATTTATCTACAACAAAACCAACAACAACATACTGGCAGCACTGGACTTTATTGATCCAAACAAAGGAAAAGTATTACAAGCAGTTGATGCCGACATTGATTTTAAACGTGTTTCAGATCCTGCGTTTTATAATCAAGGAACCAATACAATATATTCTGACTTTACGTGGGGACCAAAACAAGTTGGCCGCATATGGTGGGATATTAGCAAAGTACGCTACATCAGCTACGAACAAGATGATTTAAATTACAGGTTGAATCATTGGGGGCAAATGTTCCCAGGCAGCAGCATAGATGTTTACGAATGGGTAGAAAGTGACGATTTGCCCAGCAACTATCCCGTGGCTTTGGGCACGCCATTGGCACCTGACAATTCGTTATTCTGCACCTATGGATTCATTGATACCAATAACACAGTTAGACTGAAATATTATTTCTGGGTCAAGAACAAAAATACCATAAATCGCATTGCTGGCAAAAACAACAGTGCGCTCAGCATTGCGGCTGCGATTGAGAATCCTCTGAGTCAGGGAATTCCTTATGCTACTGTACTGCGTGACGACACCGTTGCCTTGCACAATGTTGTCAACTTAATAAACGGACAAACTAGTGTAATACAAATTGGCAGCAAAATTGGTGATGGCAATATTGTACACAGCGAATATGCACTGGTACAAGAAGGTAACCCACAAAGCAAAATACCAACGCCAATTTTGAGCAAACTGATTGACAGCCTGGCAGGAATTGATGCCAGCGGTAACCCAGTGCCAGATCCTGCATTGATTCCAAGTCAACGTTACGGTGTTGGCTTGCGTCCTAGACAAACAATGATTGTCGATCGTGAACTGGCCTTTGCCAATTATCTAGTGCTGGTCAATTCTTATTTGTTGGCATATCCCATAGTTGAGCGTAAAGTTTTAACAATCTTAAACAGTGAGGAAGCAATTCCCACTGCCGAGTCAGGCCGATACAATACTACTGTAAACACTTTTGAAGAACTGGGCTATATACAAACCACTGACAATAATGGAACTTTCTTGCCAGCATTTACTGCCGCAGGCTATAAAGTGTTGGTACTGTCAGACATCAACTATACCCACAAGTGGGCAATTTATACCTGGACTGGATCAGCCTGGGCCACCGCAGTTGCAGACATACAAAGTTACAAGACCAACCAATATTGGTCTTATGCAGACTGGTATGACAGTTCGTATAATTCTTCTTCTACTCCCGACATCACGGTTGCAACTCAACTTGATCTTGGAAAATTGTCATTGACTGCAGGGCAGTACATAAAAGTGTCC